AACCGGTTACAAAACCGGTTACAAAACCGGTTACAAAACCGGTTACAAAACCGATAAAATATCTGAGAAAAAATGTAATGCGTTGATTATCAGGGGATAAAAAGAGAGATAAATATCTGTAAATTATCTACCATTATCTACCATTATCTACCATTATCTACCAAAGGTAATTCGTGGTAAATAAACATGGTAAAAGTGAATTATTTTTTTACTGTGTTTTTACCATTGCTATAAACTATTTTTTCTTTACTCCAAAAGTTGGGTACACCTTTTTGATATTCTAGCGTATCATTGAGATATGAACACGTGGTACAACCTTTCTACTCAGGGCGATATTTCTCATATTGATATTTTTGGTGATATAGGCAGTTGGAATCTAACGGCAGAAGCATTCATTGCAGAAGTTGGGAGAGATACAGGCAATGAGCTAGTATTGAACATATCTAGTTTGGGCGGCGCAGTAAATGATGCACTTCAAATTCATGACTTCCTTTCATCTTATCCTAAAAAAGTTACGGCTAAAATTACGGGCTTAACGGCATCAAGTGCGACCATTATTTCAATGGCGGCAGATGAAGTCTTAATGAGCGAGAACGCGCTTTTTCTCATTCATAATGTGTGGACTCCTGCAACAAGTGGCAGCGCTGATGACTTGGAGAAAGAAGCTGAAAGCCTAAGACAGATAGATGAACTACTTATAAACATATATAAAAAGAAAACAAAGAGAGCACGAAGCACAATCACAAAGCTAATGCAGCAAGAAAAATGGTTGGATGTGGAAGAGGCTCTAAAATTGGGGTTCATAGATAAAAGCTATATCCCATCAAAAGAAATAGTCAACAGCCTAGTACTTAACAAAATTGAAGAACATAAACTTCCAAGACTACCTGTGAACTATGAATCATTTATAAACCAAAAATTTGAAGAAATGTCACTAGAAAAAATAAATGACAAAATTGATTTGATAATCGGTAAGATTGAGGGCTTGTTCAATTCTGAGGAAAACGAAGCTGAAACCTTAAATAAAGCAGAGGTTGAAGCCACGTTGAACGCTGAACTAGACGAGCTGAAAAATCTTTATGAATTTCAACTCGAAACAAAAGACGAAACTATAAAAATCGCTAATGAGAACATTCTTGAAAGAGAAAATGAACTTACTGAGCTTAAAAATAGTTTCAACGACAATCTAAAGGAATTGACTGAAAAAGTTGAAAAGCTTGAGGCGGTAGAAACTAAGACAGTTCGTGATGAAGATGCTTCTCTAGATGAGAAAGCACCTGAGAGCAATCCTTTTGATGGCTTGGCTGAAAAGCTGAGATGGTAATTTTTTAATTTAAAAAACTTAAAATTTGTAAGATTATGGCTAATATGCTATCCACAGATTTTACACACACATACGCCGGAAAAGAACTTTTGACAGAGGTGTTTTATCAACCCCAACATTCAGGGGAAGGACAAAACCCTTTCGATCTTTATCGTGTGATGAGTGATGTAAAGACAAAAAAGAACATTTACGTTGTACAAAAATTGAGCAAGATTGTTCAAGCAGATACGGGGTGCGGATTTTCAGCATCAGGCAACAATTCTATTCAAGACAGAATCATTGATCCTGTAAAGCTTAAAGTGAATTTAGAAGAATGCGAGGATGCGTTCAATGAAACCATCTTTAACGAAGCGCAGAAGTCAGGCGTTTCAAGAGCAGACTTGACAGGTACTATCATTGAGAACATTTTATTAACAGCAACAGCTAGAGGCATTAGAGAGGACTTAGTGAAGATGGCTTGGTTTGGTAATGCTGCTAGTGCGGATGCTTTTTACGGCAACTTTGACTCGTTCTTTGAGAAAATACTTTCAGGCTCATCAACCACTATCAAGCTAGACCTTAACAGTTCAGCCACATACGAAAGTGGCGGTGCATTGGCTTCAGATGGTGCTTTGGCGGCTATGAGGCAGATGTACACTACGCAAGGGAGTGCAATGCGTTCAATCCCTGCGGCTGATAAAAAATTCTATGTTACCTCGACTGTTTATGACAATTTACAGGCAACATTAGAGGCTACAGGTGCAGACTCAGGGCTTAACAGAATCCAAGAAGGAGGCACTCTTAAGCTACGAGGAAGTGAGGTCGTTGACATGTCAATTTGGGATGCGGCATTAGATGAAAGCGGCAATCCTAACTCAGGGGATATCGGTAACAATGCTATCGTATATACCACTCCTGACAATCTTGTGATTGGAACGGATGTGACAGACCCTGCTAGTGAGATGAAAGTTTGGTTTGATGAAAAAGACGAAAAAGTCTATATCAAGTCAAAATTCAACTACGGCGTACAAGTGATATTTGACGAACTTGTTTCGGTTGCATATTAGATTTTAAAAGGGAGGGTGTTAAAACTCTCCCTATTATTAATAAATAAATAAAGATAAAATGAGTTTATCAGGAGGAATAACAGTATCATGCGCTGATAGTCAAAGACGTGGAGGGGTAAAGAAACTGTGGATTACAGACGTTACCAACGTTACATCATTTACGGAAGGTGCAAGTCATAATTATACAGATGTGGTAGTGGGAACAGCCATGTATGGCTATGAATTTGAAGATTTTTCATTTTCTGTGTCATCAGAAGGAAGCAAGGAGAATGGTAGTTCAATCTTAACGCATTCGGTTGAGTTCATTATACCCAACATGACAAAAGAAAAGTCTGCAAAACTACAAGAAGTTGTTGATTTGTGTAAGGCGGTTCTAGTGATAGAATCGTTCACAGATAAATTTTTCGTCATAGGATGGGATTTGATTTTGGAGGACAAAGCAGGACTTACAATGACAGTTGATCAAATGATCGGTGCAGGACTTCAGGATTCGAATCATTACGTTGTTAAGGGCGCAGGGATTTCTGCCGAATTATTCCGCGAATTTACCGGAAGCACAACGGATGCAGGAGATTTCGAGCAGTAGAAATAATTAGCTTAAAGGTGGTTACTTTGCCATCTTTAGGCTTTTTTATAAAAATATCATGGCTAGAGGTAAAAAGAAAATCAATGCGGTGGCAATGACGAAGGTGCAACAGCCTATGTTGCCCATTGAAACCGACAAGAAAAAAGACTTTAGAGGTGAGTGGGTTCCGTTCTTCAAGAACGACAATAATATGTTCCCCAACGATTGCGCTAAGAGGGCAAAGCGGTCAAGTACACACAATGCACTTATAGAATCAAAGGTCGGCTACATAGTGGGCAATGGCTTCACCTATTCAAGAAATGGCGAGGCTTTAGATATAGAAAAAGAGCAAGGGTTTACCGATTACATAAATTCCATAAACAGCTACGGCGAAAGCTTAATCGACATTTACACAAAATGCGCTAGAGACTTAGTGACAACAGGAAATTTCGCCTTAGAGGTAGTAAGGAGAGGTTCGGGACAATTCCTATTTCATAAAGACATAACGACAGTACGGCTTCAAAAAGCGGATGCAGAGGGCAAAATAAACAATGCTTTCTTATCTCCTGATTGGTCTAGCATAAAAAAGAATACAAAGGCAGGGCATGAAGAAAAAATAACAAAAATACCGACATACATTTATAGCTCAAAAGAAAAAAACAGTATTTACTATTGCACTTCTTACACTCCTGAACACTCATATTATGGGCTTCCTGATTGGTCAGGCGCGGCACAATGGATTGATATAGAATATAGAATACCTAAGTTCAATATTGACAAATTTGACAACGGCTTTCACGTAGGGGCAATAGTGGACTTGTTCGGCACAGAGCCGCCAAATGGTATGCTTCCTCAACAATATGTTGAAAAGATAAGAGATAGCTTCACAGGCGAGGGCAACAACTCTAAGGTATTGTTTCAGATGTTAGATTCGCAGGAGCAAAAAAGCAGCATACAGATATTAGACAATGTCAGGGAGGGTGACTTTCAGCAACTTCATAACTTAGCGGTTCAAAACATAATAACAGCACACAGATTCACTCCATCACTTGCAGGGATTCAAACGGCAGGAAAGCTAGGCAGTCTGCAACAGATACAAACTGAGTTTGAGATAATTTCCGGCACAGTTATTCAGCCTTATAAAAACAAGATTTTAAGGATCATTAACGGTCTTATACGTGAGGCAGGATTCGACATAAAATTATCTGTGCACACTCCATCTCCTGTGTCTGTGGCAAGTGCTATAGACCCAAGAGAGGTTTTGACAATCAACGAGCAAAGGACATTATTAGGGATGCAACCAATTGACGGATTAGACGTATTAATAAATAAAAAAACAGAAACAAATGGCACAAGTAGGAATCACAGGCAATCAAGCATACAAGGATCAGATTGCAACGGCGGCAGCCGCAGCGACAACAGCGAACTTCTCCTTAACGGACAATATTAGCACCTTCACCCATGTAGCGGTACAGATAGTGTGGAGTGGCTTAGATGCAACAGATGGCGTAATTACAACACAATGGTCTATTGATGGCACAAATTGGGAAGATTCACAGACTTACACAATAGGTTCGGCGAGTGGTTCTCATATTTTGTCAGATGATGGCTTTACGGCTCACATGTTTAGAGTGGCTTATGCAAGTGGCAGCAATACGGCAGGGACATTGAATGTTTATGCAAATGCAAAAGACTAATGGCGGCAACGACTGAAATAATAACAGCAACCGAGGTACTTACCAAAATACCTAACAACGACTTCGATCCTGCGCTAGTGGATGAATACATCATCAAGGCACAGCGTAAATACATAAGACCATTACTAGGCGAGGACTTTTATGATGAAATTCTCACACAGTCAGCCGCCGCAAGCCTAACGAGTGATAACACTACTTTAGTAAATAGCTATTTGAAGCCTTGCCTTTCGTATTATGTCATTTATGAGAGTTTGCCACAAATAAAAAATAGTATTTCATCTAGTGGGGTAGTAGAGTTTGGTCATGAGTTTGCTAACGCTGCGCCGAGGCGAGACTATGCAGCCCTAAGGAGTCAAATATTGACAGATGCGGATGATTGGAGGGCTGAGGTGATAAAATTTATAAAAGACAGTCAGGAGGATGATTCATCAAAATTTCCTTTGTGGGAAAAAATCGATAACTACCAAAACAAATATGGAATAATCACGTATTGATATGGGAGATAGAATTGAAGATATAACCTTTACTAGCGGCTTTCTAGGATCAACAGTAATCAAGGGATTAGACTTTTTAAACATGGATGTAGTGAATGAGTTTTTGTATGCGGCGGTTTTGATAATTACTATAATGATTGGCTTAAAAAAACTATTAAATAAAGACAAGAAAAAATGAGTATAACAGTAAAAAATCTCCATAAAGACCTAGCGGAAGACCAACTTCATGAGGCAAAGGGTTTTACAACGGCATCAAACAATACTTACCTTAAAAAGAACAATGATGGTGATAGTGAATGGTCATCTTCGATACATTTATCTAAGGCAGCATTGTCGGCAGACCCTACTCCGTTAGAGATGTTGAAACTTGAAGTCACCGATGAGGGCGTTGATATGGCAGCAGGGCATGGTCCGGCAATTACATTCTTTGTAGGAGAAACAGGCGGCAGCGATTGGGGTGGCACGATTGGAGTAGTCAGAGAAATTGAAAGTGATGCGGATTCAGCCGCCGCTATGGTTTTTCATACCGCTATAGATGATACTTATCCTGCTGAAAGAATGCGGATTGGCAGCACAGGAGATGTGACCATAACAGGGGGCTTGACTTTAGGAACGGACTTAAGTGTGGCTAATGGCGGCACAGGAGCATCAACGGCAGCCGCAGCAAGAACATCTTTAGGCGTTAGCAGGGCAGAGAGTTTTGTTCTAGCCGCATCAGATGAAACAACGGCACTAACAACAGGAACGGCGAAAATGACAATGCGAATGCCTTATGCGTTCACCATTACAGACGTGAGAGCAAGTGTAACAACAGCACCCGTTGGGAGTGTCTTAACAGTAGACGTAAATGATGGCGGCACAACGATCCTGAGCACGAAAGTTACTATTGATGCAGGAGAAAAGACAAGCACAACGGCAGCAACGGCAAAGGTGATCAGCGATACGGCACTTGCAGATGATGCAGAAGTCACAGTTGATATTGATGCAGTTGGAAGCGGAACGGCAGGAGCAGGATTGAAAGTAACAATAATCGGCTATCAAACATCTCCTTCATAATGAACATTCAAGGTTTTAAATATTCAACAGAAGCGGAAGCGCAAGAAGCAATTGAGAATATCAATGAGCATTACAATATTCCTATTTCTGTGGAGGCAACAACAAGAACGTGGACAGATTATAAGATAGAGGGTGATTTCTTTTACATATTATCGCACTCTAGCATAGATGCTGTTCTTGGAACGCCTGAAACTATTACAATAACCGAAATTCAACCCGAATGAGTTACATAATTAATCCCTATAGCGTTACGGCGGCAGATACCGACCTACTACTTGACGATTACAGTGGTGCGCTTGGAGCTTATGGGCTGAGAAAATTAGATAAAGACTATTCAGGTTCAGCCATAAGAGTCAGAGAGAGCTTAGGAAGTACAGAGGCAGACATTGGCTTTGATGGTAGCGGTGACCTAGATACTACGGCTTTATTGGCACATACAAGCTCAAATGATGGCTTTATCACAAAATGGTATGACCAATCAGGCAATGGTAATGACATGGTTCAGGCTACGGCGGTTAATCAGCCAACAATCGTACTTAGTGGCTCAACCTTAACAAATAACTCAAAGCCCTGTATAAATTTTGATAGCATACAAGACTTTTTAAAAGCACTAAGCACAGGAACAACCACAAGCACAACGTCGGCAATTTTTATGGTTGTAGCATTAGAATCAAGTGGTGGCAGCTACAGGGGCTTCTTTTCAGCTAGAGAGGGCGCAGGAAATGACTATTCTACAGGCTTCAATATTGGTGTAGGTTCAGCCACACAAACGAGCTTTAAATATCTTAACTTTGAAGGTGAGGGGTTCGGCGGCGCATCAGACTTGATGACATCAGACATTGCATTCGACACTCAAACGCTTATGACGTGTACTATGGCTACGGGAACGTGTCAGCTACATATAAACGGCACTTCTGAAACAAGTAGGTCGAATGATGGCAGCGCAAAAGGGTTAGAGAACTTACAAATAGGGGCAAGATTTTATGCGGGTGCGACACTAGCTTTTATAGATGCTGATTATCAGGAAGTCATTGTTTATCCTACCGACCAAACATCAAACAGGACAGGCATAGAGACAAATATCAACGATTATTATTCAATTTATTAGATGAAGCCCATAAGAATAGATGTTCAATATTTGGCTACAATAGGAGTCTTTATTTGCACCTTGGTTGGTTTTTATTATACTACTAATTTCAGGCTTGATTCTTTGGAAAAGAAAATCGAAGTCTTAGAAAGCAATAATGAGGCGGTGATAAGATTAGAGGAACGGCTTAAAAGTGTTCAAAAGAAAACGGATGAAATTTATCAGCATATTATGGATTTTATTAGCCACGATTAGTTGCAGCAGTAGCCAAGAAAAAGAGGTCACAGCGATTGATACTGTTATTGTGGAGTATGTTGATATAAAAGATACTATTGTCATTGATACTGTGAAATTGAAGTGTAAAAAATCATTAGAATCTCAGATGCAGCGAGTGGAGCAGATGGAGACAAAGCTAGACAGGCTTAAAAAGCGTATTAATAAAAGAAAAGAAAGACGTGCAGCCAAAGGTGATAAACGCAATTAAAAAAAAGGGTTATGTTGTTTTTCAGCAAGATGACAAGCCTTTTAATCTGAATATTATAGGAGTCAGAGCCAATGATAATACGCCTAATATCTTCAACGATAGGCTTCATTTATGTTGGAAATATAGAGGGCAATGGACAGACTTCAACTTTCCTATTACCTGCGATCCGGGTTTTTATTGGCTTAAAAATCCACTTTCAAAATTAGGTACAGCAATCGTAAAGCCCGGGCAGTACAGAGGACTTTGGAAAACAGGATTACACAGGGGCAAATATTTTGCTCTAGTGCAGAAAAATGAAGTTACAGTAATACGCGATTACGACAAAGATGGTGAGCTAGATTATGATAGCGGCAGAGAGGAAAAAGGAGTTTTTGGTATCAATCACCATCAAGCAGGAACAGACAGTGTTAGAGTTGATAAATGGAGCGCCGGATGTATTGTAACGCCTAATGAAAAAATGTTTAAAATAGAAATGGATATATTTCGGGAGGCATCCGAATTGTGGGGCAATAGTTTTACATTTAGTTTAATAAAAGAAAAAGACTTATGAAAAAGGGAATAAAAATAGCAGGCAGATTATTAAAAAGTGTCGCTTTTGGAGTGGCAGACAATGTACCTGTAATAAATAGCATTAAAGCAAATATTCAGAGTGAATTGGGTGGTAGTGGAAAATTCGATTATGTGCGCCTAGCTACAGCGGTTACCACTCTAGGAGTGGTGATAGCTCTGATCTTTGGGTATTTGAGCATGGAGCAGGTGGAGAAGCTTTTAAAACTCATATAAAAGTGTTATTCGAGCTTGATCAACAGGCTTCAAATGTTTTTTGTATTAAAATGGCTTATTCAATTGATTGGAGTCAGGACTTTCTTCTCTGTTCTGATGTGCATTTTGACAATCCCGATAGTGACAGAAAGCTTTTTAAAAAACACTTAGACGAAGCCAAAAAAAGGAATGCAGGAATTTTAATAAACGGCGATTTCTTCTGTCTTATGGAAGGTAGAAGTGACCCAAGGAGTGCAAAAAAACTTTATCCCAAGCACTTGGGCATGAATTACATAGATAATGTAATAGAAGATGCAGCCGAATTTTTAGAACCCTATGCAGAAAATATTGTTTTTATTGGGATGGGAAACCATGAAAGCGCAATCTTAAAGCGCAGCGAGACAAACGTCATTGAACGGCTCTGTAGCCTTTTAAAATACAGAACAAAATTTCAGGTATATAATGGTCATTATAGCGGTTTTTGTCGTTTCATGTTTAGATATGTCTCAAGCAATGGAAAAATCGGAGGCAGATCAAGTAAGGTATTGTCGTATCATCATGGATGGGGAGGCAGTTCAGTTATGACAAAAGGTGTGAATAAACACATGCAGCGACTAACTTTTGTTCCGGATGCAAATATACATTGGCTCGGACACAATCATCAAGAATACATAGTTACGCACCAAAGATTGAGGTTGTCGCAGCAGGGAAAAATCTATCAGGATGAATGTTTGCTTGTAAATACAGGCACTTATAAAGACGAATATAAGACGGGTAAAATTGGTTGGGCGATTGAACGCGGTTTGCCGCCCAAGCCATTAGGCGGTTTTTGGCTTACCTTTTTTTATGATTCTACGCTAAGTAACAACATCAAGTGCGAAGTAACTAGGGCAAAATAACACACCTTTTCTAAAAATAATTACACCTTTTTTTGTTTAATTTCTCTAAAACAGTAAATGCCTGTGAAGCGGCTTTTTAAGCGTTCTAAGGGACTTTCATGCTTCGCTAGTATATAGGTATTAAAAAGAAAAGATAATACAAA